AATTTCCCAACACGTATGAGTGTTGGTGAAAACTATGGCGCTTTGGTAAAAAAATAACATATTTATGATATGGAATTTAACAATAGAGGAATTGGCAAACAAGTTATTCGCAACCTTCTCAAAGAAGGAAGATATAGATAAAACAATTGAGGTTATTACAAACCGCTATTCTATCTTATTCAATAAAATTTTTATTTTAGAGTCTAAAGATAGTGATGAATTTATATGTACATATAATATTGATCCTGGTAATTTAAGTACTATGTCAGTATTACCTAATACTATATTATTACATCGTAAGAAAGAATCAAACACATTATATACCATTAATGCTTTAAATACTTTAATTAAAACATTGAATAATGGTATTACTGATCCTAATTATAAAATTGAATGGGTTGACTATAAGAATACTATCTTATTAACAAATGGCCCAGATCTTCGTAAGTTAGAAACAACTATCTATAAGATAGTTAATCTCTAAGTTTGGCCTTTAGCTAATCTTATCTTATATTTAATTCTAAAATAAAAACAGTTATGGATTTAAACGCTATCAAAAGCCGTTTGCAATCATTGCAAAACAAAGGTAAAAGCGGCGGTAACAAAGATGACCGCGCTAAAAATTTCTGGGTTCCACCTGTTGGTAAGTCAGTAATTCGTATTGTTCCATCTAAACTCAACAAATCAAATCCATTCAAAGAAGTAATGTTTCATTATGGTATTGGAAACAAAACCATGTTGGCATTAACTAACTTTGGAGAAAAAGATCCAATTGTTGAGTTTGCACAACAACTTCGTAAGACTAGTGACAAAGAAAATTGGTCATTAGCTAAGAAGATTGAGCCTAAAATGAGGGTATTTGTACCTGTTATTGTCCGTGGTGAAGAAGAAAAAGGTGTTCGTATGTGGCAATTTGGTAAAGAAATGTATCTCGAGTTATTAGGTATCGCTGAAGATGAGGACATTGGAGATTACACTGATATTATGGAAGGTAGGGATCTTACAGTTGACACAGTTGGTCCAGAAGTTACTGGTACTAAGTTCAACAAATCATCTATCCGTATTAAACCAAAAACTAGCCCATTATCTGATGATAATGAAGTTATTAAGAAATGGATTAGTGAACAACCTGATGTTTTATCACTCTATAAAAAATATGAGTTTGATGAAATGAAAACAATGTTAATGGAGTGGTTAGAGCCATCTGAAGACAGTGGTGAAGAAACAACTGAAGAAGTTGCTGAAACACCAGTACAAGAAGCTCCTAAAGCTAACTATGCCCTTAACACTAAGAAAAAAGGGTTTGATGAAGATGAATTTGATGAACTTTTTAACAAGTAATTAAAATGGCAAAATCCAAAAGTGTAAACGCGAGTGTATCTCAAGCTATTAAAGGTACATTTGATCTTGATAAATTCAAGAAAACTAAAAAGCTAGACGCCTCGTCTAACTTTAAAACACAAAAGTGGATTCCATTCTCACCTGCTGTACAAGACGCCTTATCTATACCAGGTGTTCCTATGGGACATATCACTATAGCTAGAGGTGGATCAGACACAGGTAAAACAACATTAATGATTGAAACAGCGGTAAATGCTCAGAAAATGGGCATTTTACCGGTGTTTATCATTACTGAGATGAAATGGGATTTCGCTCATGCTCAGAAAATGGGCTTTCAATGTGAAGCAGTACCTGATGAATCTACAGGTGAAGTTACAAATTATAAAGGTTTTTTTCTATATGTTGATAGATCAACACTTAATTCAATTGAAGATGTAGCAGCATTTATGGCTGACATTTTAGATGAACAGAAGAAAGGTAATTTACCTTATGATTTATGCTTTTTATGGGATTCAGTAGGTAGTATTCCTTGTGATATGAGTATTGAACAAGGTAAGAATAATCCAATGTGGAACGCTGGAGCTATGTCTCAACAGTTTGGTAATTTTATTAATCAGAAAATACCTTTATCACGTAAAGAAAGTTATCAATTTACTAATACATTTTTTGTAATTAACAAAACAGGTGTTCAACCAGCATTAACTCCTATGAGTCAACCTCGTATGACTAACAAAGGTGGTAATACAATGTATTGGGATGCTTCATTAGTAATTACATTTGGTAATGTGACTAATAGTGGCACAAGTAAAATACACGCTCAGAATAAAGGTAAGAAAGTAGAATTTGCTAAACGTACTAAAATCGCTATCGATAAAATTCATGCTGATTGTGGAGTCGCTACCACATCTACAGTAATTGTTACACCTCATGGATTTATACCAGACGACAAAGATGAAGAAAAAGCTTATAAAGCAGCTCACGCTCATGAATGGTTTGGTACTGAGGTTAAAATTGAAGAAATTCAAGTTACTGAAGATAACAGCGAGTGGGAAGAAAGTAGTAAAATATCACCAATGATTGAGATCGATAATGATGATGAACAAGACGTTTAAACATATATTAGATAATATAAAGAATACTAAAGAGGAACCTCTACAATTGAATAGTAAAGTTCTTCTTATAGATTCAATGAATACTTTTTTAAGAAGTTTTGCCATGATTAACCATATGAATCCAAGCGGAGCCCACATTGGTGGGCTCACTGGATTCTTAAAATCAATTGGTTTCGCAATTCGTCATATTAAACCTACTAGAGTAATTTGTATATTTGACGGAAATGGTAGTACAACTAATAAAAAGAATTTATACCCAGAATATAAAGCTCATAGGAAATTACAACGTATAACTAATTGGGATGGATTTGATGGTAAAGAAGATGAAGCAGCCTCTATTGAAAACCAATTACTACGTTTAGTAGAATATTTAAGATGTTTACCTGTTGACTTATTATCTATAGATAAAATAGAAGCTGATGATGTTATAGGTTATATAACTAATAAATTAGCTGGTGAAGTATATATAATGTCTGCTGACCAAGACTTTATGCAATTAGTAAGTAATAGAGTAACAATATATTCTCCTATTAAAAAGAAATTTTACACTCCAACATTAGTGAAAGAAGAATATAGTTTATATCCTTCAAATTTTATTAATAAAAAAATACTAATGGGAGATGATTCTGATAATATACCTGGAGTTAAAGGATTAGGACCTAAAAAATTATTTAAATTATTTCCTGAGTTAGAAAGTCCATTTCATATTCCATTAAGAAGTATATTAGATAAATCTAAAGAATCAATCAATGAGCATGGTTTATATGGTGATATAGTTAATTTTGAAAAACAATTACTTATTAATCAACAGTTAATGGATTTATCTGATCCTGATATACCTGAGAATAATTTAGAAGAAATAAATCAGGTATTATTTAATGAACCTAATAAATTAGACAAATTACATTTTTTAAAACTTTATAATGAAGATAGATTAGGTAATTCAATTCCTAACACAGAGATTTGGCTTAACGAAATTTTTTCTTATCTTCAAGTTTACAAATTAAAATAAGTTATGACAACATTTAGTAAGTTGAATCAATATGGTTTGAATTTTCAAACCAAGGTAATTAGCTCGCTTTTAAAGAATAAAAAATTTCTACTTAATATTCGTGATGTTGTAACACCAGATTACTTTGATAATCAAGCACACCAATGGCTAGTAGAAACTATTATTAAGTATTTTGATAAATGGCACGCTACACCAACATTAGATACACTTCATATTGAAGTAAAAAAAATTGACAATGATGTCTTAAAAACATCAGTAGTAGAACAACTTAAAGAATCATATAAAGCATCTAATGAAGATCAAGAGTATGTAGAACAAGAATTTAGTAACTTTTGCAAGAATCAACAATTAAAGAAAGCATTACTAACATCTGTAGATCTATTACAATCAGGGATGTATGATGACATTAGATCACTTGTTGACTCAGCTCTAAAAGCTGGTATGGATAAGAATTTAGGTCATGAATATGAAAAAGATGTTGAAGATAGATACCGTGAAGAATACAGAAATCCAGTAGCTACACCTTGGCCTGGTATTAATAATTTATTGCAAGGTGGTTTAGGCGGAGGTGATTTTGGATTAATATTTGGAGGTCCTGGTGGTGGTAAGAGTTGGTCACTAATTGCTTTAGGGGCAGCTGCTGTACAAGCTGGTTTTAATGTAAACCACTATACACTTGAATTAAGTGAAGCATATGTTGGTAAAAGATATGATGCTTGTTTCACTAATATATCAGTTAATACAATTCAAGAACATAGAAAAGACGTTGAAACTGTTGTTTCTAATCTACCTGGTAAGTTAGTTATTAAAGAATATCCAACAGGTAAAGCGACTATAAGTACTATTGAAGCACATATTCAGAAATGTAAA